TTTGGATGGGTAAAGAAGTCGAGCGCGAAAGTGGTTGACATCTTGGCTCGCCACCCTTTGCTGGATAATGCAATCCACATCCTTAGCCAATTCGTGCCCATTTTCCTGAAGGCCACTGCGGAGGAGTGCCTGAAGCGTGTCGCTTCCCCTGTGTTTCTCGTCATTTCTCTGGTGGAGATTGTGGCGGATGCTCTCGACGTGTTTTACGCTGAGCAGTTTGACCGGGAGGAGGTGATGTCGTTTATCCGAGATGCCATCATTCGCATTATTGCGCATGGTCTGTTGACGCTGGTGCCATTGCCAGTAGCGATTGTACTGCATACGGCAGTCAATTGTGTCCAGACCTGGCGTGAGAAGCGCGTGTTTTCTCAACTCCGTGAGGTCGTTCTCGAGGCCGCGCTCGATGACTTCATGGAGGAGCACGTAATGGAGCCGCTCATTTTCCACGCCATGGACGTGGAGTGGGTCCCGGCGACAGTGATGGTGAAGGAGGGAAACGGGATGGTCCCCGTTAAACAAAGACCGGAGTTGTTGGAGGCGGCGCGTCACCAACGGTTCCCCACCGGAAAGCTTCTGGCATTGAAGTGCAAGGCGGCAGAGTTGCTGGCAAGGCCCCGTAAGGACCTGCTCTCTGTTTGCGGCATTGTCAAGTGGCGGCTGGAAGCGCCCATACCAAAGCCCAACCGCGAGAACATTCGCATTGGATACGAGGTGGCGAAGGAGTACATCTTCTCGCATTTCCGCGCAGTAGAACCCATGTCGGTTGCAGACTTCCGCCAGTATATTATTGGACAGGAGTTTGGTTTGCAAAAGACAAAGTGGTACATGGAGCGTTTGGATTTGTTGGAAAAGGAGGTGAATCCTAAGGTCCCCGTCCAGCCGATTGTAGGGAAAGGAGACGAAGTTCTGCCTGTCCGTTCCGATTTGGGTGACGACGACACTGTGAAGACACGGCCGATTTTTCCGATCGATGCCGACCAGCTTGATTTCATGCGCTGGCTTCTGGTGTGGAAACACAATTTTGGAAGACCGTTCGAGATGCGCCGAGAAGGCCACTTGTTCACTTTCACCTACATGTTGGACTCACGTGCGGACTTGCTGGATACGTGGATCAATGAACGCTGTCACCAGGATGGCTTCCACATGTTGGCGCTAGGCGACGATAACATCATGATGTTCGTTTGCCATAAGCGTGGGTGGGTGGGTGAGAAGGCGAGGTTTGGAGCTTACGATTTGGCAACGTGTGATTTGACGTGTGGCCTTGACGTGCAGCTGTGCTTCGTTGACTTGATGCGATCTGGAGGCCTGTCGGAGACTGAAGCCAAGAAGTTCCTGTCCCGGTGCAAGGGATTGAGGGAGCTGGTGGTGGTAGGTGAACCGTCCGACAAAAGGTTCTTTTGGGAGGCCAAGGAGGTTAGTACCGTTACAGGGAACCCCGCCACTTCCATTCAAGCTGTGTTTTGCCAATTGTTGTTCGTGTGTTTGGCATGGGATCAGTGGGTTGTCGGTGATGCCGAAGACCCTGAGGAATTAGGAAGACTCATTCACGAGGCTGGTACATTGAACGGCCATGTTTTGGAGTGGGAGTTGGACCAGGGATCAGTGTCCCGTTTCTCTAAAGTTACGCGTCGCACATACCTCGGAGGATTGTTTGTGCCTGATGGAGAGACATTGAAGTGGTGCCCGATGAGTTGGCTCAAGACCTTCTGTCTCTTTCCGGACACTCAAAAGATCTACGGGGGAAGTGCCCATATGGAGATGCATGCCGCTGCTATCTCAACTGATGAAGGGATGTTGAGAACCCCCATTGGGTCGGCGTTTTGTGCTTTGATGCGCCGATTAGCCAGTGCCGCTGGCCTGACCCCTCCGGACTTCGCCGAAGCCAAGCGCTTGCTGCATCAGAGCAAGAGTTGGTATCAAAGGTTGAAGAAGACCCCGTACGTGCTGCCCCCAGTTGAGGAAGGAGCTTTTCTGCTTGCATTGCAGGATTTGTGCTTCTCGCGGGGGTTTGACGACCCGGTTCCGGAGTGGAAGGACCTCGAGGCGGAGTTGCTTACAGTAAGTAGCCTGCCCGCAGACCTTCATAGCGGAGGAGTGAGATGCCTTTATCACCCTCGTTTTGGACTCCCGAAAGTAGAGTTCCGCAGAATGGATGTGTTTGCCGCACTGCATAAGCTGGCCGGGATGCGCGATTTACCATCGTATAAACAGGTACAATTCTTTTGCATGCAACATGACAGGCAAGAAGAACAAACAGACCAAGCAGGGCAACCAGCCCATGCAAGTGGTGCAGAGCAAGCGAGCGAAGAAGCGAGCGAATGCCGCGCAACGTCAGGACAATCAGAACATGGGCAATCAAGGTGCCATGGCGACCGTGGG